TAAACCAACAACGCCTAGCTGGATGTAACCATGGTTTTTCGCGCGGCAATTGTAACGCCTTGGGTGTTAGCAGTGGATGACATGTCTGACATGCCTAGCAATCATCCACTGCTATCCGACGAGTACGTGATTGAAAAATGGGAAGACATAACCGGCCAGGCAGTGGTCGACTTGCCGCCAACACCCAACGAGTACACGGTCCTCGCCGAGCTTGACGAGGATGTTCTCGCGGCGATCGATAGCGATTCCGATTACACCGTTTTGTGGTCTATCGAGATATAGCATGGCGACGAAAAAACCAGTCAAGAAAGGCGCGAAACACTCGCCTCGCAACAAAGTATCGAGACCAACTAATGCGCAAAAAGCAAGGATGCGTGCTCGCCTCGTCGCGAACGGCGTCCCTCTAACGCAGGCCGAGATACTGTCGGGTGAGATGGAAGACATTAGCGCGGGAGAGATTGCAAGGCGGCGAATTAATTGGCAAAAGGCTTTGCCTAAGGGGTCTTGATCATGATAGCCAGCTATTCAAGTCTTCTCGAAAGAGTGGGGCACTATTTGTTTGGCATTCGATCCGGCTATTCGGTAGACCAGACTGCGGACATCGAGGAGTGCATTAGGGACGGTCTTCACGATGTCTACGTGGCACACTCATGGAGTTTCTTTCGTCCGATTAAAGAAATCACAACGACTACTCCATACAGTACCGGGACGGTAACGATTGCCAGTGGTGTAGTGACATTAGCAGGTGGAGGGACTTTCCCCACTTGGGCGGCAGTTGGAGTGTTGAAAGTAAGCGACGACTATTACGACGTGGAAACAAGAGGCAGCGACACAAAGATAACGTTGCAAGACGTGTCGGTTGCGGTGGCTGTTGCATCGAGCTATGAACTTGGCCGCCCGGAATACGACTTGCCGGTGGCGTTCGAGGCGATTGCCAATGACAGTGACCTGAATTACGAACCTGGCCAATCCGACTTCTATCCATCAGTTCGCCAGCGACCTGACGCCTACATTCGGAGAATGCGCCAGGACGACCCGAACAATAACTGTCCGCTGTACTACAGCACGCGGACAGTTGAATTCGACCCAAAGGTGGGTTCTCGGAAGCGACTCGCTTTCTATCCGACACCGGACGCAGTTTATGTACTCAAAGTGCCGATGATTCTGCGACCTACGATGATTGACGCAACGAATGAGTACCCGGTGGGCGGGGAGACATTGTCGCAGGTCATTACTGAATCCTGTCTCACTGCGGCCGAACGGAATTACGAAGAACAGGCAGGGCAGCACACGAGACGGTTCATGGAATTGCTCCCGTTAGCAATACGAGCGGACCAGGAGAAGTCCAGCTCCACCAGTCTCGGTCCAGATGCTCCTCGCGGCGCGAGACACGGGAGCAGTATTTATGACACAGACCGAATCGCCCGTTCGGTGCGGATGGGTGATGTCACAATCGACTCAGTTACACAGTAAGGAATAGCCAGATGCTAGACCGATTAAGTGTGACGATCACGTCACATACCGTAAGTACCACGGCAGCCACCACCGATGAAATCAAATTCGGCCCTTATGCCGGTGGCATGATTTCCATTCCAGTTGGCTCATCCATTACCACTTTGACGTGGAATACAGCCGACGAGCCGGGCGGGACGTACCTGCCTGCTAGCGACGAAGGCGGAGCAGCGATCACGCAGACGGTATCAGCGGGGAAGGCGTATCAGATTCCAACTGCGCTCTACGGCGCTCGTGCGATCAAGCCGGTCGTTAATTCTGCGGGCACTGTCGGGTTGTCGTTGAAAGGTTAGTTCATGTTCCTCTGGGTTTCGACCCTGTTCCTCTTCCGAAAGGATGCACCTCATGAGTTCTCCACACCGAATCCACCACGACCTGTATCGCGGCCCGAAAGAAATCGTCGACCCTGGAAATGCCGGTCAGGTACGGGTATCCAAGGACTTGCAGATATGCGAATTGGTCACGACTGGCGCTGAAACTCGCACGTTAGCCACGCCCACCAAGGCGGGTATTCGCTTCCTGCTGCGCATGAAAACGGACGGTGGTGACGCTGTCGTCACGGCTGCGGGCACGCTTAATGTTGCAGGAAACACCGTAGCCACGTTCGCCGATGTGGGCGATCAGCTTGATTTGATTTCCGTGGCGGCATCTAGCGGGTATCGCTGGGACATCCTGGTGAATACCGGCAGCGTAGGGTTGGCGTAAGCGGCATGCCTAGCAAGACAATGGACATGCAGTTCCCGGCCGCCGGTGTAATGCGGCGGTCGGGTCTTAGCGCTGCTGCGAATGGCAGGGGGCCATATCCGGCTTCGTGGAGTACGAACGTGCGCCTTGAAGACGCCCTGACAACTCGCCTTCGCGGAGGTTCATTTGTAGCACAGGCCGCAATTGAGAAAGTCGATCCTGTGTATCGGAATCGGGCGATTACATTTGTCGGCAAAGCCATTACCGCAGCCAGGCAGGGAGACTCAACGGACACGTCTATGAGTGCTGACATATCAGATGTCGGCAGGCCGATTCTCTTTCAGTTGTCGGAGGCAGGAGAAACGGGTGGCGATGTTGTGGCTGTCGTGCCGCACAAGGATTCTAATTTGCTTTGCTTTACGGCAAGCGAGACATGGGTATTGAGTGGAGATCCCGCGACTGGTTCACTTCGCCGCGTGAGCGATGAAGTGGGGATCATCGGGGCGAGTGCGTTTTGCGTGAGTCACGACATGGTTTACTTTCTGTCCTCGCTGGGGCTGTATTCGGTAGCGGCTGATGGCAGCGGTCTCAAGCCAATTTCAGAAGACAAGATCCCGGTAGAACTGTCAGGGGTGACCGACGCAACTACCGTCCTCGATTACAAACACTCCGATCGTGGAGTTTACATCCACATTCCTGCCGCTGCCGTCTCGTGGTTCTATGACACGGCCAGGGATGGCTTCTGGCCGTTTAATCGAAGCGTAACGGACTCTCATGCTTTGATTGGCCCGTTCCGATTAGGTCAGCCCAATTCATTCGGGCGAGTTCTCAACATCCAAGGCAACATCGCCACAGGCAGTGCGGATGTGAGTTGGCGATTAGTGACTAACGATACGGCGGAGAAAGCCGCCTCTGACGGTAAGGCGGCCATAGAGGCAGCGGTGGCTGGGAGCAGCTATTCGGTCTATGTGGATGCGGAAGGAAGTTGGTCGGCTGGGCGGTCGAACATGGACTATCCGCGAACCCGCGCTGTCTTTTGTTGTCTTTGGCTGCATTCGACTGGTGTTTGGGCTTACGAGACATCAAGCCTGGTCGCGACTCTGTCTGGTAAATGGAGATAGCATTATGACGCTCGATGAAGAAGGACTATCCCTCCACACTGGCTGCGCAGTACCAGAATTTGAATCAGGCCAACGCATATTAGTTCAGTCGGGTTCCCCCAGTGTGCTTGGAACGTCGTCCAACCCGTTCAGTTCCGGGTGGTTTAACCTGGAAACCATCGATAACATCCCGCAAGATGCTGTAGGGTGGCTGGTGGCTCAGGGGTGGAACATTACGGATGTCACCTATGACACGACTAAGACGCCGAAGGTTCCGTATTACGACATGAAGCGGGAGTCACTGAAGAACTGGGTAATCCTGCAAGACCTTTTACAGAGATTCGTAGACAAAGACAACGACGCTCTGCTCCTCAATGCGATTCGCTACAACGATATCCTGGCGAGCTGGGATAACATGCTGGAAACCAGTCATGATCATTTCAATCAGCAGGAAGTTGCGCGAGACGAGTATGAGGTCCAATTTGTGGCGGATCTCGCAAAGTACATGGATGAGATCGACGCCCTGATTGACCACAACCAGGACGTGAGTCTTGCGGATTACAGTCTCCATGCCCCTAAGGCCGAACAGTTTTTGACGGACCTGGGCACTGCGGAATTGGCGCGAATTAATGAGACGTTTGCGGCTTCGCTGGCTGAACAGTTACAAACATTGGTGGATAAAGGTCTTTCCACCAGCATAATTGTTGTCGAAGTTAAGGCCAGGAATACTCGTGACCGCGACGAACAGATTGCTGCTCACAAAGACCGTCTGAGCCGAGAGAAGTTGGATAATGAGCACAAGCTTTACGATCAGCAAACACGTTTGTCGGAGATTAGGCATCGAGGCATTGCTGAGAAGTCGAGCCAAGCCGCAGCGCGACTGGAAGGTCTGAAGAGCATGTATGACGAGTGCGCGCGACTGATGACGTACCAGCTGGACGAGCGCAATAAGATCCTCGTGGGCATGTATGGTTTCGTGGAGCGGCGAGATGATGTTGCACCTAACTTTGAAATGCTCGTGCAATTAGCTACTGGCCTCGGCGACTCTGGTGGAGGGTGGGTGACGCCGTAGTCTTGTGGATAACAACAATAACTTTCAAGGAGAATAGTCAAAATGGCTAATCCAACCACAGTTCCCGGTGACCTGGTCGTACCGGGCGCGCTGCGAGTGACCGGCGCAATCACGCCGACCAAGTCCCGTACTGATATCATCGCGCAATCTGAATTGCAGCCGTTCATCATCCCATGGGATGCTTGGAAAATATGGAATTCGGCTGCCAATGCCATCCTTCCCGGCACTCCAGCGACGGATGACCTGGGTTTAGTTGTGGGAACACTCGGTTCGGCGTCTCACTCAATTCAAACGGAAGACTTGAAAACAGCGAATGTCACGAGTTACGCCCGTTGCCAGATTGCCATGCCTTGGTCGTATGAAGACGGCCAGACGGTCAAGCTGCGTTTCCATGCCGGGATGCTGACCACTATTTCCGACGGCACGGCCACGCTGGACGTGCAGGCGTATGAGACCGATGAGGCTGCTGGAGTCGGTTCGGATATTTGCGCTACGGCCGCGACGACCATCAACAGCGTAACGCTGGCTGACATCGACTTCCTCATCACGGCGACATCGCTCGTTTCGGGTGACCTTCTGGACATTCGTATCGCGATCGCCATCAATGACGGAGCTACCGGAACAGCGGTGAAGGGCATCATCGCAGCCGCGAAGCTGCTCTGTGACGTGCGGTAGGAGGGGCGATGTTCCGGCCGCGTAAGAATCCGACTCCGGGTTTCCGGATGGCGACCCCGTTTCAGCCGATGTCCGGGGAGCACGCCGCGCTGCGCCTTCAGGGCATCTACCCGTACTGCTCGATGATGCAGATCGCTGCGCCGGACACGATCGACGATTATGTCATTTGCCGTGGGTTCGACACACGGATTGGCCGTTTTATCGACTATGCCGCAGGTGACCCGAATAAGCCGGGCATTGCTGTGGCTAAACCCTACGGCAAGCGATCGGCCGGGGTTTACCAAGTTGCAGAGATTTACCTCGCTCTGCTGCCATTACAAACTGACAATGCGAGCCCATCTGACGTACCGTGGCGGGTGGGACAGAACCCCGGTGTGTCGGCGGTGACTCAAGGACATCCGGCGGACCTGAATGAGTTGGTGGATTTCCTCAAAGACGCCAGCGGAACCTACATCAATTGGATGCTGGTTGATTCGACGGGAGTCGGGACAGCTATTGAGTTCACGATTGACAGTGTAACTGGCTCAACTCCTAACAAGGTAGCACTTGTAACCATTAGATCGAGGCCATGCGGATCGTCTGTGGTGCCCGAAGAAGCTGTTGGGAAGGTTTATGTGCATGACCCTAGCGGTTGTTTCTTCGACGAAGCCAATGCCGCATTAGTAGGGAGATGGGGCGGGGCTCAGTACATGGACCCTGAACCTCCGGGGGGAGATGACTGCGAGTGGCGTGTGACGTGGCTCTGTTGTCCTACGTGCTGAATGGTAAAGACTAAAAACAAACCAGGGAAAGCGTGCTGCTGTAGTGACTGCGCAGTCCGTCCCGGCTTATCCGACGATGCTCGTGAGTGCTGTTATTGCGTGAGCGATCAGTTGTGCGTGCATATTGAAATCGACTCGGATACTGTGCCTGCGCCGTGTGATGCGTCGTGTGCGTGCAGTGGTGACGACTGTGACTGCTTTGACGAATGGGGCTCGCTCACATGGGATGACGTGAATTGCTGGTGGGATGGTGATGTGACATGCGGAAGTACCACCATCGACTTTCGGGTCCAGATCAAAAAAATCAGTGGTGTTTGCAAGGTTTGCGTGACGAGCACATGTCTCGACATGGGAGGTTCCGGCAGTGATTGTTTCGCGTTGAATACGTGTGGCGACTACAACGACGGTTGCCTCACCTCGGGCGACGGATTCACGCTGAGCTTCACTGGCGATTTATCTTCCGGCTGCGGAAACAATGATTGTAGTGATGCCACGATCACGATCACGGCGCAGAACATCATCAATCCACAGCCCGTCTCGGAGATGTGTCCTGACTGCGATTGCGTATGCGAGTGTGTCTGTCTGACATACACAGAGGACGGTTGTTCTGAAGTCCAGAAGGCTTGTTGGGACGGCAGTAAATTTCAGGCGACATTTAACGGCGATTGTTCATGGTCATCGCAGGTCGCGACGATCACGCTAGTGAAAGAGGACGGCTGTTGTAACTGGAACCTCGCCACGTCTCGCGGCACTGTTGCCATTGCAAGGCAGTCCACTGGATGTCCACGGCCAGATATAACGTGGAACCTGACTAGTCCCACCGCTACGCTCACTATGGAGTGTACTGAGTGTGGTGATGATTGTCCCGTTCAACCGGCCTGCTGCCTCCCCGCCGAGACCATCCCACTCGTTATCTACGCGAGGATATGCGAAGGAACGTGCGACTTGGTCTGCGCACCGTTAACTCTGGTTAGCGTCACCTCGACGAATATATTATGGAAAGGACCGGCGACAATAGAATGCACGCAACAGCCCGATGGTTGCGACGACTATGACATAGAGATTGAAGTCGAGTGCATTGACAGCGGGAAGGACGGGACGATTTGGGATGTCAACATACATTGCGATGGCTCGCTAGCGATCCAAGCCTCTGGAGGTTCTTCCAATTGCGATCCACTGTGCCTCACAAGACATTTCGGATTAGGTCCAGGAACCAGTCCTTGTTCAACCTACGCTTGCGATTCCGCTAGTGCCGGATACGACGTGTGCATTTCGGAGGAACCCTGTCCGTGACCATGTCGAAACTCCACGCTCCGAACCCGCACTGCGAGTGTGCTAATGCTGGCTACTGCACTCGCCACCAGATCAATAAGAGCCACTACCACTTCCAGTGCTGCAAGGGTGTCAGTGGCGCTGCGGACTGCGGTGAGAAGATGTGGCGAGCGTGGGAGCTTGAGAGGCTGGGAGCGGAATTGCGGTCAGGAGTTGTTCCCATGCTGGACTCCGATTGGCCGTGCAGCAACTCCGACTTATTGAATCCACTTGGTCCGCACCCACTCAAAAAAACCAGCATCCCGCAGGAAACTCAGCAGCAGAAGAAGGAAGCGTTAGAGAAGAAACTACATGAATCCCCGGTTGGATTACCGGGTACTCGTGTCAAGTACTTGATCATGACGGACTGGAAACAGCACGCCCGGAAGAACTGCGCCTGTGATGCCCGCGCCCGGCAGATGGATGAATTGGGTTGCGATGGTTGTCGCGAGAAGATTGACACATGCGTTGAGTGGCTCATGGAAGGCGCGGCGGAACGGCACTGGATACGGCCGGTGGTGGCACTTCTGTCGGAAGACCGCACCTGGATGAAATTTCTGTCACTGCATACAGATCGGGACATCACCCCTCAGCAGGTAGCCAGGTCGCTTATCGACAAGGCTATCAACATAGAACGTGAGCGGGTCGGATAAAGGAACTGTTATGGCCATTCGATTAGAACATAAAGTAGGTGCAATTGGCGGACTGTCGGCTTTTGCGACGGGAGTTGGCAAGGCTCAGGAGCGAAAGAAAAAATACCGCACGGACTTGATGCAAACGCAGCAGGCTCGTGCAGATAAATACGGCCTCACGATGCAACAGCATGA